ATGTATGAGTACTCTTTCAGGAGAACTTGCGTAATTAGCACCTGCTCACTTAACCAAATTGCGATAATTAGAAAGATATTTACAAGAATAAGTTTCTCTATATATAAAGAACTCTACAGCGAACTTCCAGAGATAACTATTGCTGATAAAATCACTAAATTAAGATTCACCCACAACCTAAAACGAGAAGATCTTGCAGATTTATTAAACATGCACTGGGACACAATAGAAGGATGGGAAGTCCATAATATTATGCCCAAACCTCAAAGCATAAGAAAACTATGCGATTATTTTAATTTACCTTATAATTATTTCCATGAATATTATAACATATACTTCAATAATCCCGGAGATAAAATTAAAACGTGGAAGATTAAAAATAAATTAACTTATGGCCAAGCATGTAAACTGCTAGGTATTACCCATTCATGTTTTGGAAGATTACTTAATAATAAAATAAATCTCTCCTATTATATATATGCAGAATTAAAAAAATTAGGAGCTTTTTAAGGCTCCTAATTTTTTATTATATATTAATAATACTATTTTCATAAAACAAACTATTTTTGGAGTTGAAAAAATACTCCATCTACTAAATACATTATAGTGTTTTTATCAATTATGTAAATACTGCTATACATGCCACCATTATTATCTATTTCAATTTCATTAATATAATTTGAAGTTATTTTAAAATAACTTAAATTTCTTTTAGTATCAGTAAAAAAATCATTATCTGATACAATTTTTTGTTTATAAGTTGGAGTTTTCAATGAAGACCCATCTAAATCTGTAAATTGGTTTGCTGAAAGAATAAGTTTTTTACCTATATAACTATCTACTTTACTATCAGGAATGGCATAAACAGGTAATGTACCAACAGATTTTTTAATGACCCATTCACCAAAGTAATCTTTATAATCAAAAGTACTTGAAGTATTATTGTTATTAGTTATCGAACTATTTGTGTTTGTGGTATTACTTTGTTTTACTGCTGTACTATTTATTTCTGCGGTATTACTTTGCTTTGTTACTGTACTATTTATTTCTGCGGTATTACTTTGCTTTGTTACTGTACTATTTATTTCTGCGGCATTACTTTGCTTTGCTGATATACTGTTTGTATCTGTAGCATTGCTTTGGTTTGTCACTGTACTATTGGTATCTGTAGCATTATTTTGCTTTATTGCTGTACCACCTTTTTTGTTATTAATAGAAATTGATTTATTATTTATTATTTTATCTCCTATAATAAAGACTCCAACTAAAATAATGATTATAATACCTACAATAGTTGATTTCTTTTTTAATAAAGTAAGCATATTTATTCTCCTTTTGATATAAGATTAACTTTTAAATAGCGCAGTTACTCTTAAAATTAATATATTAACTAATAAGCAAAAGTATATTTATATTAAATTTAATGACTAATAATTAAAAATACTAAGATTAAGTAATTTAATTTTAGTAACAATTCATTACATTACGTCAAAATATAGTAGTCAATTACTAATTTTTTATTGTATAAATAAAAAATCAACATTTATGCAATTAATTCTCTTAGCCTGATATTTATTTATAAATTTATTGGATATACTCAATCAAATCTAGTAAGTATAATTTAGTTGAGTATATCCAATATTAATTAAATTTTTATTTAATTTAAACAATAAATATTATATAAAAAATTTGTATCTATTATTCTAAACTTTCTAATAAGGATTAGCTCCATATCCATTATTTTCTGTAACAACTTGACCAGTAGGATTTCCAGCTGTATTTATATATGATATACTAGGTGGACAATTATATCCTGGAATACTTGATGTTGACGCACTAAAAATTCCCCATTCATAGTTTCTTCTAGTTACCAATCCTGGAAGAACTGTATTCCCAGCATAAATCCATTGATTAAATTGAGTTTGTATATCTGCACCTCTAGAACCAGAAGCATATAATTTTAATAATGTAGATTGACTAAATGCTTGTACACCTTCGTTATAAGCAAAAGATGTAAATGCATCCACTTCTCTTTGTGTAGGATTTGCAACTCCACGTGCATGTATAATATTTAATACTTGCGTATAATAATTATTATTTACATTAGTAGTTAATAATTGTGTAGCAGTAGTCTCACTTATACTTGAAGGTAATCCATTTAATTCTGCTCCAGTCATCCCATATCCTCCTGTTAACACTCCTACTTCATCATGGTATAATGATGGTGCAAATCCCTCACATTCTTTTATAAAATATATTATATTTGCACTTGATCTACTGGAAGCTATTCCATTTGTATTTCCTGTGCTACCATCAGGATAACCAAATTCATGTATTTCAGTAGATGTAGGAGCTTGCTGCTTTATTGCATATACATCCATAACACCTTTTCCAATTACAAACTGTGTATTCTGATCAGTTGGTTCCATTGGAGTAGCTGATTCAAATAAAAATGATTGAAAATTATTTGCACCATTTAAAGTGTGCACTTCTGTGGCTCCTGCCCCATTCCTTTTGATACAATATAAATCTGGTTTACCATCATTATTATAATCACTTATTCCAAATGCCCAATTACTATCTGTCTGAGGCAGTGCTGTAGCTGTTTCAAGTAAAAATGATTGGAAGTTATTTGCACCATTTAAAATGTGTACTTCTGTTTTAGCATTTCCTCCATTCTCTTTAATACAATATAAGTCTGGTTTACCATCGTTATTATAATCACCTAATGCAAATTCCCAATTACCATCTGTCGCCTGAGGCAGTGCTGTAGCTGTCTGAAGTAAAAATGATTGGAAGTTATCTGCACCATTTAAAATGTGTACTTCTGTTTTGGCATTTCCTCCATTTTCTTTAATACAATATAAGTCTGGTTTACCATCGTTATTATAATCACCTAATGCAAATTTCCAATTACCATCTGTCGCCTGAGGCAGTGCTGTAGCTGTTTCAAGTAAAAATGATTGGAAGTTATTTGCACCATTTAAAACGTGTACTTCTGTTTTAGCATTTGCTCCATTTCTTTTAACACAATATATATCTGCTTTACCATCATTATTGTAATCACCTGAAGCAAAACTCCAATAACTATCTGTTTTACTTAACGGTGTAGTCGTATTTAATTTCCATACTAATCCATTTGTATTTGTATCAGCATAAGCTTTATTGTATCCTATTAACATGAATGTAGTACTAAATAATAATAATAATAACACTCTTTTATAAATTTTCATACATTGCCCCCTAGTTTTTTAATATAATTCACTAATTAAAAAATTATCGTTCTAAAACTTTGGATATCCAATAGATTAATATTAAATAAAATTTTACATAAATTCAATATATATGTCACAAAAGGGTGTTTTTATGTGGTAAATGTATATTTTTTTACATATTTTTTTATAATTTCATAATATTGTTATCGCATTTAAAAAAGTACAAATTAAGTAAAAATCATTTTATGTCGTAATCAACAAATAACTATGATCCTAATCCTAAAACTAGAAAATTATTTTTACACTATATCATTTTTAAAATTGTTAACTTCTAAAACAGCACCTTTTATAATATTAAATATCTCATCATCTGTAAGTCCTGTCTTGCCAGTAATCAATTCTAAAACTTTACTATGCTTAATAGCACCTTCCCAGTTAAACTCTTTACCTAACTGCTCTACAGCAAATACAGCATTTTTTACTATAGCTACATCTTTATTATATTTCTCTGTTCCTATAGTCTGTATAACAGCTTCTTTCTGCTTTTCTATAAGCTCCTTATGCGCATCTAAGAAAGCTTTTAGTTGTCTTCTTCCAATCTCAAGCACTGTAACTACACTAGCACCTATGATTGGTATAATAATTTCATTTATAACTGTTTGACTTATCATTTTTACATTCCTCCAATTTATTTAAATTAAAAAAGGACTATAGTTTCCTATAATCCCTTTTAGCCTAACATCTTAGCCCATGTTGCGGGTCCAACTACTCCATCAGGCGTTAACCCATGAGATGCCTGCCAATTTTGCACTTTTATCTTTGTTTCGTTTCCAAAGATCCCATCTATCGAAGCACCTACTACCCATTGTATGAATCTTGTAGCATACTCGTGATGAATTTCTTTTACTCCGTCTAAAGGTTTTGAGTAAATTTCTGTTACTGCTGCTATTGTCTTAGGTCCCCATACAGCATCTTGAACTAATCCCATTATACCTTGGAATTCTTTTTTAGCTGCTGTTGTAACTGGTCCATCAAAACTGTCTACTACAAGTCCCTTTTTTAGTAATGTATTAAGTTGCATTTGAATAATTCTTACTGCTGGATCTCCTTGCTGTACTGGCTGCGCTACCTGTGGAGCTGCTGCCAAAACTACATTATTAGCATCTATTAATACATCATTAGAGAATAGATCTATATCCATATTCCCCTGAGTTCCTGGTAATCTTCCAGTCCATGTATATTGAATACCTGCATAACCTCTTGTATCTAAAGGACTTGTATTAGGTTCAGCTATTACTATTTTATTTTTAGGAAGTCCCGAAGCATCTGCTACATTATGAGCTGCATATAACAGTAAACCAGGATTAAGAGCCATAAATGCAGCAACAAAATTCATGTCCGGATTAGCCACCTCATAATCTAACCATGGTTTTAAATCTTGCTGATATTTACCTATAGTGTTTATAAAGTGCTGATATTCTTGTGCTGGTGCATTTCTAGCTGCAAAGTGATAAAATCCTACTTTTAACCCTCTGTCTTTAGCGTTCTTGTACTGGCTATCCATTAAAGGATTAACATAAGTTAACCCTTCAGTTGCTTTAATATAAACTGCCTGAACCCCATCTACTTTGACTGCGTTCCAGTCTGTAATTATAGTGTCACTGTAAATATCTATTCCTTTCATTACCATAATAATTATTCCTCCCTTTCTATACCATCAAGCCTTTTGTGGGCTGATTTTGCACTTTCTTCTACCCTGGTTACTCTTTCTTCAATACTCCCCATTCTAGCCTCATGAGTTCGGATATCGTACTTAATGTCCTTAACGTCCTTTCCTATATAGTCAAGCTTTGTTTCAATCCTTGTATTACATTCTGCCGATTTTTCTGCTTTATTTTCTATGTCCTTTTCATTCTCCTTTGAAGCTTTTCTCATACCAGTAATAGTTCCAACAACACCTAAAACTGCACCTATGACTGTACATATTAGTCCTATAGTTGCGTTATCCATAAAGCACCTCCTAAATTATTGAAAAATAAAAAAGCACCTATATAGGTACTTACTTCGACTGTATAAATATTTGAGCATAAACTGTTGCTTCAACTCGACCATTCTGATCTGTAGTAATTTCTACTTTATTATTTCCTTTATTAACATGAGCTGTAATATCTATATTATATTCATCTATAGCTGCATCTCCTGAATAATTAACACCTACATCATTACCATTCACAGATATTTTCACATTCTTAGGATAAGTATCTTCATAAATGCCATACTTTATCGTAATATCCTGCTCTGGAATAGTTATTTCATGAGTGTGGTCCATTCCATGTGAATGACTAGGAATACTTACATTGTGGGTATGCCCTGGTATGCTCACTGAATGTGAATGACTAGGGACAGAAACATCATGAGTGTGATCCGTAGTTGAATAAGTATATAAGTTGGCTCCAAGATAATCATTACTTACAGCAAGCTTGAACCATGTAGTATCTTGTCCTTGACTTGCAGAACATAGAAAATCTCTGTAAGTAGACGGTTTTGTATCCCCACCCGTATTCATGCCTATCAAATGGGTATGTCCACCACCGCCTGAACTTGTTACTGTAGCACCACCTCCATTACTTGATGTTTGAGTACTGGCTCCCCCACTTGTGCTTGTCTGTGTACTTTGCCCTCCACTGTCACTTGTTGATTTAGAACTTGGGCCACTGGTTGATACAACCTGTTGAGCTGTAGCACCTTTTTCATAAGCTCTATATGGTCTGCCATGTAGATTAATATAAACTTTGTTGATATTAATAGCTTCATCTGGTATGTCTAGGTCAAAAGTTATAGGGTGGGTTGCATCTGCATTTTCTGCTTTGTTTAAAGATATTAAACAAGTATTACCTTGTGGAGCATTCTCAATGCTTGCAGTCCTCTGTTTCAAATCTATTATCTGATCAATAAACCCTAAAGGTCTTGTTGAAATTACTATATCCTTATCCTGTGGAGCTAATATACTAAACTTTTCTTCTGTAACTCTCGCATAAACATCTATATCTAATATAGAATTCATGATATGCAAAGTATCTCCAAGATTGTATTTTTCGAAATTATATTCTTCTAATACACTTCTATCTGTCATACTTGTATCTAAAGTAACTTTAGGCTGCTTACTATCTTTTAAAGCTGTTTTTCCTGCTTGCATAAGAGTATATGCGTTTTGTATTTCAGAGTTAGTATAATGCCCTTCTATAACCCCATATTCAGCTATTGAATCTTCATCTTCTACATATATAACACCATTGTTTACACTTGATATATCCAACTGATTTATTCCTTCTCCATATCCATGGCAAATAAGTCTATTAGCTAAATCAGAAGGATCGTTCTCTCTAGTTATGGAATCCATATTTTCATTCATCATTACTGTAACATTTCTGTCTTGTCCAATACTATTTAAATAATCTAAGTATAGAATTCCATCACGTTCCTGAACTCTTATATCTCCCCCCAGAATATTTACAAGCTTTGTTATTATCGTATTTAAAGTACTTTCAAAGTTTGTATCCACTGTAATAGCTAGAGTTGGCTCTACAGTTCCAAGCTGAATTTTTCTAGAATTGCCACTTCCCATTGTTGAATTATGCTGATCTAATAAAAATTGCAATATTTCTTCAGGAGTTTTATTTGCTAAATGCCATCTACGTGTAAGAGAATCATTAAGATATCCTAAAGCTCCTTCACAAGTAGCTTGACCATCAAAGATACCGCTGGTATCTTCTCCATCTTTATAAGGTACTACTCTACCTACAAATAGAGTTGAATTATCCCTAGTGTCAATAATTTTCACTTTTGTCTTAAGGCATTTAATTTTTCCCCATCCAGGATTCATTATAGGTATAGCAAAGTCAAAGGAATCCGGTTGAGATAAAATATTATGATAATCCCCAGTAGTAACTTTTGGAGCTTCCTGATTTGCTATAGGTTCATTTACTATAGTTGTTTCTTCACCATTTATGATAATTACTCTATACAAATTTTAGCCTCCTCCTAACTTTGAGCATGAAAAAAGGACTTAGAAATTAATCTAAATCCTTTGACATTATATATTAAATTTACCAATATTGGTATAACACATTTTTAATTGGTTACAATAATGATTAAATAATATAAATTATTATTGTAAATATTTTTACAAAATTCTATCAGTATAATCCAATTCACCACTTTAAAAGGGCAGCTAGTAGCTGTCCTTTTAGTTAGTTCGCTATATATTCCTATTGCGTGTTTCCATTTTTATAAGTTTTTATGGTGCAGTTACTGTCACTTTACAAGTAGCTGTTTTATTATTTTTAGTTTCTGCAGTAATAACTGCAGTTCCTGACTTTAAAGCAGTTATTTTCCCACCATACACCATTGCAACTGATTCATCACTACTCGTCCATTTTAATGTTTTATCACATGTTTCATCAGGCGTGAAAGTTGTGCATAAAGCATAAGTGTCTCCTACATTTAAATTTACTTGATTAGTATCTAAGGATATTGAATTTGCATTTACTATTTTTGATATTCCTACTGGTGCATAAACTCTAACCCAATCAACTAATGTAGTTAGTTCGTTAACATTAGCACTAGGTTTGTTATCCCAAGCTACTCCTGAGTTAATCATTAAATAATATGGTAGTTTAAATGAATTGTAATTATTATATGTTAAATCATCTAAGTTTACTGATCTTTTCAATACTCCATCAACATAAAATTTAATTGATTCCGGTGTCCATTCTACTGCGTATATATGCCATTCTGTTCCATTTACACCCAAACTAGTTCTACCAATTTGCTTATGTGTACTAGCATTATCACCGTAATGTAAGTTACATGCAGGGCTGCCAGTAGAATTAAATTCTGCTATGTCCATTTCTCCGCTCTTAGGCCATGGCACACCTATATTTTCATCGCTTTTACCATCAACTAATTTCTGAGTTCTATCATAATTTGCTCCTAATGTCCATAAAGTGGCGTATGAGCCTGGTACATCACTATACTTTATCCTTGCTTCAATTCTTCCATATTGAAACTCAAATAAATTATTTGTTTCAACAAATGCTGCTGACCAATTGTAGTTTGGATATGGGTTATTTTTTATTGCTTTTAGTACTAAGTTACCATTTTCAATATACACATTCTTACTTGGGTCTAGTGGGTAATACTGCCTAGGTGTTCCATTATCTAGATCTCTCCTTCCAAATACATAACGCCATTTGCTAGTATCTAAAGTTTTACCGTTAAATTCATCTGACCATACTAAAACCCTATCAGTTAAAATATCACTAGCATTAGCACTCGTTGGATCAATATTACTTTCAATTATTTTCGATTTGCTATATACAAATATAGCTGTTCCAATTGCAATAACAATTAAAATTGTTATTCCAAAAATTACTTTTTGATTTAGTTTTCTTTTAATAACTTCAACTTTATCATTTAGTGGATTATCTAGTTTATTGTCATATTTTCCGCAATTCATTAGTTCCCCTCCACAGTTTACATATATTATATAATATTACCACGGATATACTTAAAGTATTATCCATGGTACCCTTAGCTAAATATTTGTCGTTGTATTTACTTATTTTAAATATTTTCCTGTATTTTTCCATCAATATCTTTAATTTTTTTAAATCTTCCAATGTACTTTCTTACCCTCTTTATTGCGACCAATTTTCCTATTGTAAATTAAATATTATATTGTTAGACTTCTAGCCTATCTTCTTTCATTAATCTTTTTGGTATAAAGTTAAATATAAAACCAATAAAGACATTTAAAATTTTAGATAAAACTACAGTAATTAAAAACGCTAAAAAGAAATATAAACTACTTGTCTTATTATCCGTCTGGAAAACAATATTTAAAGCAAGAATTTGAAACAAATAAAATTCAAACGATATACCGTTCATAAAATTGAAAAATCTTGATTTTAAACTAACTTTCATCAATAATAAGACTATCACAAAAGTAAATAGTATTGGGATAATAAACTGTAACTTATCAATTCCTTTTATATATGCAGCCATGCTTAATAAAAATAAAATCAAGCTTCCAGAGGTTAAAATTAAATAATATTTTTTAGCAAAAGCAAATATTTGATCTGCATATTTCCCAAAAATAATACCTACAGGGAAACTAATAGCAGAATTATAATACCAAGCTCCATGATGTAAAGCAATATTTAATCCTATCCATAATATCCACGATATAAATATAACTATTACAGCCGTATTGTTTTTGAAAAACTTAAATGCAATATAAAATGCAATATAGAAATATAATATAACAGCAACAAACCACAATACTCTTCCATCAGCGAAATTCATGAGCAATGACGATTTAATTATATCTACAAAATTATATTGAGCATTTAATATTACATTGCTTAAAATAGTACAAATTATATTAGAGAAAAAGAACACTAAATACAGTTTTAATATTTTGTTTTTGAAATAACCTTTAAAATATTCATTCTTTTTTCTTGCAAACTGTACCATTAGTCCGTACCCAGATACAAATAAAAATATAGATACGGCAAGAAAACCAACTTTTGAAATAACAGTCTTGTAAATGCCACCATTTGTTAAGAATAAAGATAAGTGATGAAAGATAATTATTACTACAGACAACCCCTTTAATATATCTGTATTATTTTTGGCTAAATAGTTAGAGTTGTATGTATTGAACTTAAATGTTTTGCTTTCTACTAATAAAAGTAATGGCAATATTACAATTAGGCTAATATATAATACTACCATATAGTTAAGTGTTATGTGCATATTAATCCCCCTTTTTCATATATTATCGGTTTAATATTACACTTTTTATCAATTTTTGTAAATAAAAATTGCACTTAATTATACTATATTAACCCTAACACTTTTCTTAAATAATCCATATCCGTAAGATACATCCACATAAGTAACATCTGCAGGTACTACATAAGTAGCAGTAAAATAATAATCATTATTGCTTGCTTCAGTAACAGTCAATTTAGATTTAGTTCCATTACTCAAAGTTATATCAACTTCACCTGTTTCTGCTACATTTTCGTTAAAATTAAGTGGAGCTTTAAGCCTAATACCTATTGTATTTCCTGCACTTGCCGAACTTATTTCATTTATAAATGTAGAATCAAATATTTTTACTTCTACATCATTGCTTGCAGAATAAGCAAGAGAATCATTCCAGCACGTATTGAAAGCCACCCATCCCTCTGTGTATCCTGGGTCTGCTACGGGATTAAACGGATAAGCAGATTCTTTAGGACTTCCATCTAAAACACCAGCAACACTCATTAGGTCACCATATCCACCATTCAAAAATGTAAACCAACCAGCATCTACCCCTTCAATTTCTGTGGGTGCGTCATAGCTGAAATGTCTTCCAAAAGGATTTCGTCCAAATACAGAATCCATTTGTGCTATACCTATTTCCTGTAATCTGGTTTTTAATACTGAATCTTCAGAATATAACACTCTACAAACTGCATAAGCTACCGCCATAAATCCAGCAGGATTACCAACTTCGTTATAGGCATTTCCTCCACCTGTCCACTGGTTCATGCTAGCATAAGCTGTATTATCATTAATGTCTGCATATTTTCTCATATCCCATAAGTTATTGGAACGGTTAACCATTGTTTGTGCCCATTGCTTTATCTTATTATATAAGCCTGCTGGAGCATCCTCTGGGTACATCTCATAAAAATATGTCAAGCCTTCCATTGTAATATGCTCGTTCATTCTTTGCCCTTTAGTGTAAATAGGATTATCTAAATCAACATTGTTAATTAGCCACTCACAGTTATTGTATGCAGCAGTAAAAAAGTCTTGATAATTAGCTAATCCATCTCGCTTGGCCACTTCATACATTAATAGATTTGGTACTATTGCATATCCAGGTGGCTTTTGTCCTTTTATATCACCTATAACACTTTGTACTTCAAATAAATTATTATCCGTTCCGTCACTCACTTCATACCATTGTAAATTACAGTTTGGATTGCTCCATTCTGAAACAGTAAGAGTTCTAATCATTTCATAGAAGCTTTGACTGACATAGTCACTTATGTCTGGGTAAAGATATAAAAAATAAGCAAGCTGACCTTTTATAAATGCATGTAAGTTTTTACTTTGATTTGTTTTTAAATCATAGTATCTCATAGCACCAAATTTCACAAGCCAAATTATATCAGGCTCATTTTGTGTCCTTAATTCAGTGTATTGTGTTCCGCTCAAATGCGAAATACCATAAGTCATTCTATCATATGCACTCGGGTTAGCCATATACTGCAATACTAAAGAGTTCAATTCAAACGAGAACTGGTGCGAATCTCTCCACCCATATCCAGTATTTCCTCCAACATCCCATGTATCTTGCCTTGAGCCATCCATAAATCTTAGAGCTGGATTAATAGATACTCTCTGTAATAGATATTTAGCAATTTTAAAGTTATAAGATGTTATACCACTACATTCTATATAATATTCCTCTACAGCGCTTGGATTAAAGTCAGAAAAATTGACTATTTGACCAGTAACCGTACCATTATATACTACAGAATTATCACTTGCTTTTTTAATTGTAAAAGGTGTATCATCGGGCACATTAGTTATTGTGGCTCTCTTCGTTTTATCTAAGTCATAACCACTCTGATTTATAAAAGTTGCAATTGTCGTTGTATCCTGACTACCATTTATATCTGTAGTATCATCTGCTGTAGCAGTTGTCTGTACAACCCTAATAGCATTAATTCTAGTATTTACAGATACAGATACTTGGACTGTTACTTTTAAAGCTGTTCCACCAGTTCCAGTTACTGTTGCTAGTTTAACCCAATTACTATAATTTTCATTTTGATTTATGACCTTTTCCCAATATCCATTTAAAGAACTAATTGAATATTTAACCTCACTTGCATTATCTGTTGTACCTCGTGGAAACCACGCATACACTTCATAATTCGAATTATCAGGTACATAAAAATTCCATTCAGCTTTATCACCAACACTAGTAGAATACTTTGTGGAAGAACCATCATAACCTAACAAACTGCTGTCTAACCAGTTCCCCGTTAGTGTTAACTCTACATCTTGTAAATTTAAGATTCTATTAAATGCTTCTACAAAATTTATAATTTTATTACCAAGCATAATTTTTGATACGCTTTTATTTCCTACATAAACCTTACTAATCATGCTATACCCCCTCAATGAGGTATGCTGTGTTACTGTCTTTTACAGGGATGGCATCATATTCAGCTTGATTTCCAAACCAAAATTTTAAATTAATACCATTATTTGATTCTATAACTGTTTGACTTACCTCCGTAAAAGTTTTTTCCTGTATATTGTACACATGAACATAATCCACAAAGAACCACTTTGGTATTGTTGCTAAATTGGATTGGTCAGGCAATAAATTAGTATGATTAGGATTAACCTCGTATTGTATCACAGCTTTTAAAGTATGTGTACCATAAGTTAGACTATCTATTTCAAAAGCCAATTGTTGCAACATTTCTGTAGATGAATACCTGTCTATAATACCTTGACTAATATTATCTATAAAAATCTCAATTTTCCCTCTGTTGTTAGATGTTGCATCATATAATTTTATGCCTGTTCCAGTAAATGTAAAAGTAACTGAATCATTGGTTTTAGATGAACCATGTCTGGTTTCACCATACCAACCAGTTTTACCAGTATCCGCTTGCCAAGTTCCAACATAATCAAAATTTGCGTTAGTATCATCAGCTATATAATCAACTGAAATTGAACACTTATCTAACAAATTCGTAGGTATAACACCATTAGAATCTAATCCTGCATAACCGTTTGGCATATTTTTCATTTTTTCAGTATACCCATTTTTAAAATCTATTATTGGATTGCTATAATAAATATATTCAGATGGTAAAGTACTTCCTTTAACAAACATTTCAGATAAGGATCTATTTGGGTCACCACCATAGTTATTTAAAAAGCTGTAACGTATAAATTTTGTATTTGCTGGAGTTGTTAGTGTTTTTCCGACACTGTATAATTCAGTAGATATTTTAACCTGACTTGCATCATAATAATTTCTATTTCCTATATATTTACTTGTATAAGTTGTACTTGATTCTACTGGAGTAAAATCTGATAAAACATTGCCTGCTCCGTTTACAATTGTTCCTGAACTATCGATTATTTTATCAACAGTTACAGTATCTTTATTAAATAAATTTTCTGTTCTTATATCTATAAAATTAGTTTTCTTAGCTATAACTGAACCATCTGCATATCTATCAGTAGTTAAGCTTCCAGGAGCAGGAGTAGCATTTACTGGGGTAGTACCTGCAATTTGTTGTAATAAAGCATCTGTTAGCATTGTTTGGTCTATCTTACTTAAATTTTTATTTATATCTGCAAAACCTATTAAGTTTTGTATATCTGATTTTGATAGTTTTGAAAGTAATTGAGCTGCTATAATGATAAATTGTGAATCAATACCATCTATTCTTTGACCTATTGTATTAAAATTTTGTCCTGTTACATTGCTTCTTCTTCCAACTACTATTTCAGCATTGCTCTCTCCAGCATTTATAATTAAATTTGCACATGCATCAGCAAAAACAGCTATAGCATCCCTTACTTCACTTGCATTCATAACTCTTATTGCATCACCCCATTCACTCATTATGTCACCTCTTTTCTATATGTTTCTTTCGTAATATCTGCCAAGTCCGAATTAATTCTATTAGTAAAATTCATATTTACAACACCTCTTTTCTAAACTGAAAATCTATATTTCCTGTTCCAACTATAGTTATTACATTTGCTCCTACCTTCAATTTAAATCCCCAATCTGTGTCTTTTCCTTCGTCAAAAACAGCAGTATAGTCATTCAAAGAACAACTCATACTGCTGTTTGTTACAACCTTAGGACTTACCATATGATCACCAGGATTGTATATTGTTACTGTCTTACTGCCAGACACATCAAATTTTGTAGTTTGTATATAATCTCTATTAAAATCTATATTGTTCCACAAAAGCTCTCCTGCAAGATCTACACCTTCTTTATAAGGTTTAGCTGTGAAACTAAATGTGAGCAATGCATTGCAAATATTTATATATTCAAGTTGTGGTTTGTCTTCAATTTGTGCTATATATTGATATCCAGGATCATCACTATACAACAATTCTGATCCTCCTGACATTAACCAGGATAATATTTTAGAATACTTTTGGTTAAGGTCTGCTCTGCTATTTCCTTCTATTAATAAAGAGCATTCTAACTGTCTATCATCAAATACAGGCTCACCACTAGCAACTTTTGAAAAATCATAAGAACTACTTCTTCCTGGTACAGATTTTTTTATTATCCTTGGAGGCGGTGGATTAGGGATAAATTTAGATAACATTGAACTAAAATCCTCATTAGATTTACTATTAAATATTATTTTATTACTCATTTTAACCCCTTATTTCTACTAGCCTTTGTATATTTACTTGCCTGTATCTTATCTGTTTTTGAGATGATTAATTTGCTATCTAAATAATTATTTGATGTCAAGTATATATCACCAGTAGAAGACACATTATCGCTTGAATATCTATCCAATATACTTTTAGCTACTTCTGCAGCTGTATTTTTAACCAAATCCTCACTGGCATCATGATTATATATTCTAGTACCCTTTGGAAGATCATATATTTCATATCCTAATTCATGTATAGTTGTAAATCCACCAGTCCAATTACCAGTACCACTAGCATTTTGACCTATCCAACCTCCACTATATTGTGGAGGAGATGCATTGGAAGAAAAGTCTTTACCATCACTAGCTTTTGAATTTACAGTTAATGTTTTAGATGATGGCCACCAACTTCCCCACCAATTAGCAAACTTTTGCCAATTGGTGAGCATATTACCTGTTGTTGTATCTACACTTTTCCCTATATCACTATTCATACTAGTAACTTTCTTTACTGCTTCACTTCTTAGTTCTTCAGCATGTTTAATGCTTTCTTCTTTTTGTTTTTTTGCATCAGCAATCAATTTTTCTGCTTGATCCGCTGTAATAGAATGTGATTCATCTCTCATTCTGATTATTTCCGCTACAGTTTTATCATACTGAGAATTCGCTGCACTAACTGCTCCATCACGTTGTTTATTAGCATTTTGAATTATACTAGAAGCTTGCTGGGCTGTTATGTTAGTTCCATAATCCTTAATTCTTTGTAAAATAACTTTAGCTTGTACTTCATTATCTGAAAGAGAATTAACAGCTTTAGTTTTCATAGTATCTTGAATAGAATTAATTTGTTGCTGTTCTTGAAGTGTTAGCGACCTATGTTGATTTGCAGCATTTTGAAGAATCTGTTGAATCTGCTGCTCATATTGATCTATCTTTGCTTTTTTATTGTTATTATCAGTTTGTAATTTTGCTAATGCTGTTGCTTTTTCTGAATCTGAAAGAGCATTACTCTTTTGCAAAAACTGCTGCATAGACGAATATTCCTCATTAAAATGTTTATCCATTCCTGCTTTTATTTGACTTCCCATACTGTCATATTTTGTTTTCATATCGGATACAGTTTTATCTGTTATAGTTGTGTTATTTACATATAATTTAGTTAATGTTCCTTGTACATCATCACTCATTTTTATATATGCTCCAACTCCCTGTTTTGTACTATTACTTATCTTAGTTGTAGTTGTATCAAAACTCTGCTGTAACTGACCATTACTATCTTTAATTGTTTTAGTTGTCGTATTTACTGAATCTGCAAATAAGTCTACCGCTGGAGTTGCTTGCTCAGTCATGACATGGTGTATTCCAACTCCAAGAGCTACCACACCTGCTCCTGCAAGAAGCCAGGGTGCTGCCGCAATAGCTAATCCACCTAAACCAGCTGCTAAACCGCCACTTGCTACTCCTGCTCCCTCTGCTGCAGCACTTATTAATCCTAATCCACCAGCAACTTCTTTAATAGTTCCAATGGTAGATACAACGTTTTTTAAAACACTAAGTGTTCCAAGGGCACCAGTTAATCCTATAACTGCAGGAATAAGTGTACTTGCATTTTCTGTACAAAATTCTAATCCTTTTCCCAGGTCCTCAATTATAGGCAAAACTTTATCCATTGCATTGCCTACTTCTGCTTTGATCTCAGGCATATTTGATGTAAACCAGTTTGAGAAATCTGAAAGTTCAGGAAGTACTTTTTCTGAAATTGGCAATAATATACCAGTTTCTAAGTTTCTCTTTATACCTTCAAAAGCACTGCCAAGATCATTATATTTGACCTTATTCATCTCTCCTAAGGCATCCTTACTGGTATTAATAGATCCATTTAAATTTGTTAATGCTGCTATGCCTGTTTTCTGCAAGTCTTCCCATTGTGTACCCCACAGCTCTACTCCCAGCTGATTTTGTAGCAATGGATCTTTAAGAGCCAATAACTTTTCATTAACTTGCTGAAATGCCTGTTTTGCTGTATCTCCACCCTTTGAAAACTTTTCTTCTGTTTGTTGTACATTAAAACCTAACTTGGATAAGGCATCCTCTGTAGTAGAGCTGCCATCTTTTGCACGTATAGAAAATTCTTTTATTGCATCAGCCATTTTATCTATACTAAAACTACCTGCTTTAGCTCCATTTTGAAGTATATTAAACATATCTTGCGCATTTAATCCAAGTGATTTAAATTCAACAGGATATTCATTTATTGTATCCAGCAAGTCTCCATTCTTATCTAAGCCGCTTTGTGCTCCCTGAGCTATTAAGTTATATGCATCCTTGGCACTTATACCAAAATTCTGAACTAGAGCATTGGCACTTCTAAAGCTTTCATTTACCTCATAACCAAAAGTGTCCCTTAAAAGAATTGCATTTTCTGTCAGTCCTTTAATTTCATCTGAGTTTCCATGCCAATTTTGTTTTATTACTCCTAAAGCATTTCCTATATCTGCAAAGTCTTCTCCAAAGTTATCATTATATATGTCTGTCATGGTCTTTTTCATATCATTTAAACTTATAGTAGACATTCCAGTACTTGCTTGAAGCTGATTCATAGCCTTTTGTGCATCAGAGCCGAAGGTTAATACACTTACAGAGCCTTCCTTAAACTTATCCCATATATCATGGCCAATTGAAAGTCCTATGCCGTTTTTTATACTGTCACCAATATCTAATACAGATTTCTTTATGCCTGAAGATAATTTATCCCATATACCTTCATCATCTTCTGCAGCCTTTTTAGTATTCTTTAACTGAGTTTCTAACCCATTTAATTGACTTGTTGTTTTTATAACTTCTCTCTGTAATGCTCTAAACTGCTCTTCACCTATATCACCATTTTTAAGCTGCTTTTCTGCCTGCTCCTCAGCTTTTTGTAGTGTTTCAAGTTTGGTTTTAGTATTAGTAATAGATTCTGCAAGTAATTTTTGCTTCTGATCTAGCAAAACAGTATTGGAAGGATCAAATTTTAATTGAGTATTTACCTGTTTTAATTCACTTTGAAGATCTCTGCTGGTTTTATTTACACCTTCTAATGCCTTTTCTAAGGGAGTGGTATCTCCACCTATTTCAACAGTTATGCCTTTAATATTATTTGCCATATGTCCTCCTTTCTTTAAGAATAGATATCTCTTACTTTCCTGACATTTTTCTTCTTATACTTTCTCTATCAGGCTCAGTCTTATCTATGCTCCAGCAATTTTCCAAATATTCTCTGCCAGCTTTTGTCTGACTATTGTTATAAATTATTGCATCACGAAGTAACAGCCAGAATTCAAATATATTTAGTTGACCCAGCCTGTCAAAATCATATCCTGTATATTCAGAAACTATTTTTTCTTCTACAGTATTTACTTTATAATGCCCCTCATTATCTCCATCATCTTCTGGATAATAAGGGACTTTTAGTTTGGGGATTGCTTGTTAGTTAATACCCATTGAAGAAATCTAAGAACAATTGCTTTTAACTGGTCAAAATCAAGTTCATCATTAATCATTTCTTTTGATATTTCATATTTAGCTGTATTTTTATTTAAAATTATCCCTACAGCTTCTTCTAAGTCCTCCATGGCAGATTCATTTATTTCCCTTGTAAGATATAATATTTTTTTCATAGTTGAAAGACTTGGTGCTTCAAGTTGAAGCACCAAGTCTTTCATTTTTATATCAAAATATCTTTTAGTTACACTGCTAACATCAAACATTTTTATCCTCCATTATTATAAAATTATGCTACTGGAATATCTTCCTCATAAATAATCTTAGTTCCCTCATTATCCATAGGTGCAGCTGTAAATTCTGCATCCACAACAGTTTCTTTATCTTTTGCAAAAGCAAGAGAAAATCCAGCTTGATTATTACCAACAATTGTAACTCTTATATCTCCATCTGTAGCATCCTCATGTACGAATCTAATAACATATTTTTTACCATCCTGTTTTCCAATACCTCCTATTTTTATAGTCCTTTTTCCTGATGCTTCTGTAACTCTAGCAGTAGCACAAAGTTTAGCTAATGTTTTACCACACCATGTCATAACTCCACTTTTTAAAGTTACATCTTCATCTGTTAACATAGTTTTACTTGCAAGACCTAAATCATCTGTAGCTTCATAAAATTTAGGCTTATATTGCACTGTGGCCCCTTTTTGAATTAATCCTAGTAAATTAGCATCTACTTCAAGTGTTGCATTATCTGGAATTGTTCCATCTGTATATTCACTTATATAAAGTTTTCCACTGCCTAAAACAATTTTATCTCCTGCTGTTGACATCTAAATAACCTCCTAAAATTTTTCAATTAAATTAAAATCGTACATAGTCTCAAAGAAGGTATCTTCTGGTATCCATGTACGATTTTTTTTATATTCTATTGCTTTTTCATTTAATAAATTTTCTATTTTGGATTCCGAATCCCTATCTATTCTGCTTGAATAAAGTTCTATCCCTATGGATCTATCAGATATACAATTTTTATTGTCACCACCTGCAATATTGTCATTTGTAAGAAAAACTATATATGGTAGAGAAGGAGGTTTGATAAAAGCTGTTTCAGCTACTGGCAAACCAGTAGATTGAAGCCATGTTTTAACGTCCAGCATTTTCTATAGCCTCCTTTGCAAGTTCCTCCATACGTTTTTTTGCAAGTTCTTCTCCATATTTTATATGCGGAAATGCCCTAGTCCTTCCTCCTTGCCATAAAGCATGACCATTCTCCAAAAGATGTGTTAACCTATGCTGTCCACCAGCTACATACCATACATTAACTTTTTTATATCCATCTTCATATGCATTTTTAATTCTAAATGCTTTTACATATTTACCACTATGCTGGTTAAATGCTATATGCTTTTTTATCTCTTCATTGGTTTCCTTAGCTACTATATCAACTACTTTTTTAACTTCACCTGTAATCTCTCTAGTGTAATCTTCTAAACCCTTAAGGATTTCATCTGCCATTTGATCTATGTTTACTGTACTCATAGTATCACCTCAAACATTTCAAGCTGTCTTAATGTAAGCTCTTTACAAGGTGGATTTGTATCAAATTTATTTTGAATTAACTCAATATCATATTTACCTTGATTTTTAATTTCTAATGTATCGTGAGTATCTATTCCTGGTACTTGAGGAATACGAATAACCGCATTTGTTTGTACATTATTTGCCCTTGCAGCGTAATGTCTATTAAATCCTAATACTCTGTTTGAAAATCCTAAACCATTGTATTTAGGTGATTTATTTCCTTCTTCATCTTCTGTATAAATATCACATATACCATCAGAAAAACTGATAAATTCAATATTATCTGTTTTAATTTTCATGGAGTAGTTTCACCTCCTGAATTATCTACACTATTTGCTTGATATTCTATGTGCAAACTTACAAGTTCAGATTCAAAATTCTTTTCAAACATTTCAAGTGCCTGACTGTTAGCATACCTGACATAATCGAATAATAATTCCCTTGGTAAATCTTCTACAGTAAAATCAAGAGACGCGCCTGCAGTTTTCTGTAAACGCGCCATACCTCTATTTATAAAACCAGTCAAATTTTTATCTGTATTTTCATCCTGCCAGGTTATATGAAGATAGCTTTTTATATCAGATAATACTTGATCTGCTGTAGTTGCCATTATATCACCTCATTAAGCCATCGAAGTTACAGTTGCTTCACCTATTGCCTTAGCTTGATTACTTGCATCAACTTCAGCAATTACAATTCTATTACCTGTAGTAGCTGTAATTTCAGCTATACCATCCCAAGTAGTCCACCCAGTAGTTAATACCTGATTGAATACTGGTATTGTTAGATTTGCACCTGTCTTATATTTATAAGTATTACCATCTGTAAGAGAAGGAGAAACAGTTATTTTTGTTTTTCCTGATGTAGTACCAGCTTCTGATGTAACTGTTAATGATCTTAATGCATCTTCAATAATAACTTTAAGTGTTGCTGGTGTTAATTTAGATATATCAAGTAATATAAATGCATTATCATCTAGTGCTCTACCATTACCATATAACTTAGTAATATATACTCTTTCATCATCTAGAAATCTGAATTCATCAGAATACTCTATTTTCCCACCATTAGTACCAGCACCTATACCCATAAAATATTTACTAGCCAAACCAATTATAGCCTTACCTTCTTCTACTGCTGAAGACTGTTCAACTGTTGTTGGAAATGGGAATACATCACGCGTATATGTTCCATCTAATGCTCTTATGGTTGTAGCAGGCATAACTTTGGTAAAGTAATCTTTTGGGTTTACAACAAGTAAAACACTATTAACTGGTCTTGTTTTGCCATTTGGAGCTTGTGATAACATTCCTAGTAATGATCCATACGTCACTACTTCTAAATCTGTAATGACAAGGGGAGTTTTTTGTGGATATACTCCACCGGTTACCGTTACATTATCAGCCACGCTTCTATCCATACCAATAGGCTCATTATTACCAGTTCCAGTTATTATTGAAGTTTCAAGTGCTAAAGCTATAGCCTCTGATAATGTACTTCTTACATATGCATCTATCCATGAAGGGCCAGCTTCAAGCATATCCTTTGCAATAGGCATAAATGCTGAAAGTTTGCAAATAGTAAGATCTATTTTACCAATTGCTCCTTCAAGTTCTTTTGCAATAGCAGAATTAAGTGGCCCCCATGTTGCAAGTTGAGCCCCTTGCTTATTAAGTATTATCTTAGTCAAAATAGTAGTATTCGTGAAACTTATAGCATCCAGTAATGGATGTGCAGTCTTTATATCAGCAATTACGTTATCTATAACAGTTTCTGGAAAAGCTATATCTAAGTCCGTAAATGCCTGTCTTGGATTATTTGATTTCATTGCACCGATAATACTTTGATAGAATTTTGATTCATCTGCTGTTAATTGGTGTACACCTCTTTTGGCAAGAATAGTTTTATCTGCTGTCTGCTGATAAGCATTAAACTCATCCATTACATTTTGCTGAACAGATTCAGCAAAGCCTGAAAATGCTTGTGCTATTGCATTTTCATCATCACTCTTAAATGCCTGTACTAAGTTATCCTTTAATTGCTGTTGTATTAAGTCTTTTGATTTCATTACCATATTATTTTCCCTCCAAATTCTTTTTAAATGCTGCCATTAATTTTTCAGCATTGGTTTTTTGCTTAATTAGATTTTCTGGAACTTTGGTTTTATTTTTATGCTGTAAAATTTGTTCCTGTATAGATTGTTTAAATCTCTGTTGTGCTGCTACAATTACTGGATCTTCTTTACCTGCTATTTCATCAGCTAGACCATATTGAATACATTGTTCTGCATTAAGCCATGTCTGAGCATCAAGCAATTCAGTTAATTTTTCAGGAGTTAATTTATCTCCTGCCTTAGCAAGATAGCTTGAACAACTGGCACTATCTATTGTTTCAACATCATTAGCCGCCTTCCTAAGTTCCTCAGCATTACCCCATGCTCCCATAGAAGCGTGGTGTATCATCATTAATGTATTTGGTCCCATAATAACTTTATCTCCTGCCATAGCAATTACAGAAGCTATAGAACATGCAAAACCGTCCACATATACTGTCTTTTGTGCGGGATGTCTTTTAAGTTGATTGTAAATTGCAAGTCCTTCTTTAACCTCGCCACCATATGAATTGATATAAATATTAATATTTTGAATATCTATAGCAGCATCTAATTGACTTTTTATATAGTTTGCAGAAGTTTCACTTACAGTAGTTTCGCCTGTCCACCAGTTAGTACTATCTCCTTCTACATCATCATAGATATACAAATCCATAGCATTTGATTGTGCAGATTGTTTAATCAGCCATATTGGTTTTGCCACTGGTATCACCTCCCTTCAAATCTTGAATATCAGAATAATTTTTAGTCATCCAATGCTTTTTACTCCACCATGTATTAAGTGGTGCTTCACCACATTTAATTCTAAGTTCATCAATACTATAGCCTCCACTTGCAATAAGTTTGTCAAAGGCTTCAGCTATAGAGAATATATCTATATGCTTAATACATGTAGTATCTACTTTTAAATAAGATCCTTGTGAAAATGCCTGTTTTCCATATCTTTTTCGCGTTGTTTCTTCTCCTATCATAGAAACTATAGGATCTATACAAAATGTTAAAAAGTTATCTGTTACTTTTCCTATATCTGCTATATCACCTCTTAAAAGTGCAGGAGGTATTTTAAGCGCCTGTGCAACTCTTTCAAAAGCTTCTTTAGTTATATTAGATATATCTGTTATTTCACTTATACTTTTCTTACTGCCTTCACCATTTTGTTCATCATATTCAAATCCATTAGGTAAATGAAGTACTGAGTTCTCAGCTTCAAAATAGCTTTTAAACTTATTGTTAAATAAGTCATCAATTTTTTGTTGGAAATCTTTATCCCCTGAAGGAGCCTTATTTAGTCTTACAATTCCTTTTCTACCACCAGAACGTTTATATTTACCAATAGCCATATTTAAAAGATTGTTATATCCTTTTATCAAATTAGAAAGTAATTGTTTTATATCGGTATTACTAAGCTTAAAATATAAAACTTCATTCATATTAAAGGAACGATTAAAAGTCATTGTTCCTCTGCTTACATCTGTAAAATAATTTGGAACTAGCGCATATTCATTTTGATAAAAGTCATCAGCAATAATAAGCTGACCGTTTATATCGAGTACAAGGCATTCATTATAATACAGTAATTTTGATACAAGTTCTTGCAGAAATTGGCTTGAATTTTGATTTACATTAGGTTCAACATTCCACAAATAATATTCATCACCCTTAACTTCATTGCCTTTTAAATATGTTTTAAATTCACATTTGCTAATGGCACTAGCTACCAAGTTAATAGCCATACAAATAGCAAAATCTTCTATGGCAAGTTGAACCTCTTGTGTGGCTAGTGCTTGTTGATTAAGATATACTGTACTTTGGTCAACACCAAAGAAGTCCTTCACCCAATCTAGAAATTTCAATGTCTCACCACCTTTCATGTAAAGTAAAAAAGATATTTATTCAATCTCTTCTGGTATTACATCTGTTCCAAAAATGCAATAACTTGTCCCCAAATCATCTATTTTACTAATACAAGCTTCATCACTATTAATAATTATTTCTTTATCCTGATTCAAACTTTTTAATTTCTCAATTAACTGTTTTACTTTCATGTTGGATTCGCTCCTTAATATGTGTAAACTCCAAAATCAATAGTTTCTCCACTGTCCTCTAGTTCAACTCCACCAGCACACATTGCAGCTATAAAAGCCATAAATCCATCTGTTTTTCTTGACTTAGGTTCAATTTTTCCATAACTCATATTGTCATGTGCTTCAATCTTCTTACAAGTATTATTTGTATACCATCTCATTAACGGATTATCACCCCATACAATATTATGATTTACGAATAAACTATTTATTGTTGGAGCTATAAGCATCTGATTACTTGGTCTAGTAAGTTTTATATTATTTGCTCCCTGTTTATCTGTATCAAAACCAACTTCTCTTAATGCTCTTGCTAATAATGTATATCTATAGTTATCCATTCCTAAGGTAGTTATATTATATTTTTGTGCCTGTTCTGCAAGCCACATAGCAGGAATACTTGGTGCAACTTCTACATCATCAACAAAAGTTAATAGATTTCCTCCTTCTTCAGTTGACCATTCTTCTAGCGGAACTTTTATTCTTCCTAAGTCATTACATTTTTTACATACCCATGTGTGAGATATCCAATAATATTTCCCTTTATATTTAAAAAGTAGCCCCGCCACAACAAAGTCAGTAGTTTTAGCATAATCGATTCCAGCTAAGCAAGTACCTCCAGTTAAATCAGGTATTTCTTGATTAGTTGCTAAAATATTTTCCCAAGATGTAACCTCGGCATCTTTATTTCCTTTAGGAATATTCATTCTTTTTGTCATGAATGCTGAATTACTTATTGGATCTTCTTTGTAATCAATGTATTCTTTTTCTATTTCTCTAAAGAGTTCTTCATTATAGTGTAAAAACGGGTTAGCTTTATCCCACATTTGGGGATTATCTACTTCTTTTTCATCATCAAGCTTACAAATAAAGGGCAGTAAACCATTGTCACTACCCTGCTCATTTAATATTCTTTCAGATCTTGCTATTAATTTATCAAGTGGCCCATCTCTTACATCTCCATTAGTTGTTGTAATTGTGGTCCTGGGGTTTTTCTTCTTACCTAATCCAGTTTTAAAAACTTGAATAGATTTATAATCCTCATACTGGTGGTATTCATCAAAGTCTACTTTACCAGGTCTTCCACCATCTTTTGTTTTAGCATTAGAAGTCCTAAACATTAGCCTAGATTTTGTTTTAAGATTTATAATAACTTCTTTATTCCAGTAAAAATGCTTACTTAATTTGGCTTTATTTTCTTCCATTACATCATAAACATCTTCAAAAGAAGTTTTAGCCTGTTCCTCTGAATTAGCACAAATATCTATATAATATTTTTTCACTGTGTTATATTCAGATATCAAGCAAAAATCTTCAAAAGCTAGATACCCATTTTTACCTGAACCTCTACCAACTAAAATGAATAAATCAGGCCATCTTAAAATACCAGGTTTTGAATAAGTACAGTTATGCAGCGTAAAACAAAATACTTCCCATTCAACTAATTTAAATGGAAAGTATTTTTGTAAACTCAAATATTTATGAAGCAGTGTTTCATCAATGAATAAATTTTCTTTTTCAAAGCAATTCTCAATATAGTCGCATAATTGTAGTTGCTCTTTGCATACTTCAATTTTGCCACTACGAACCAAATCAATATAGTTTTGTATTTCAGGTATAAGTTTAGAGTTCGTCATCATCATCACTTATAACATTTTCTGTAGTTAATCCTAATTCTTTGAGAATTGCAAGTTTTTGCTTGTTATACATTATCGCATTTTTAACCGATGGATTCTCCTTATTAATTGGATACCCTGATGCTGACTTTGTTTTATACGAATGTCCACGAATCTTAATATCTTCTTGCATTGCTTTTTCTTGCTGAAAATACCAAACATAATCATCAACTAAACTTAGAAAATGATCTACATCTGCTCCTTTATTTTCGAGTTGCTTAATTAAAGATTCTTTAATTTTTTTTGCACTTGTCATAATTATTTATTCATCTCCTTTCGTATAATTTTTCCTCATACGCGTGAGATTTCTGTTTTGTCTCCCCTTATTACCCGTTCTTCCCATATCATGAAATTTTTCATTTTTTTGACCCGGGGGGTGTTACCATCTTTCTTTATTCAATTGTTTTTTCTTTCTTCTATACTTTAAAAACTTTTCAGGATGTTCTTCATTATGACATTCATTGCATAATGATATAAGGTTCTCCTTATCCACTGCAAGCTCTGGATGTTCTTTAATATGATTCTTATGATGTACACAATCAGCTGGACTAAATAACCCTTTAGCCTTGCACTTCTGACATTCATTATGATCTCTCTCTAATACATCAGCTCTTGTATGTAACCACAAGGAAGAATTATAAAAAGCTTTTATGTTATTATTCTTTAGAAGAGTACTTATCCATTGCACTAACTCCAAGCTATCCATATTACTCACACTTCATATTAACTTCTCTTTCCTTAAGCTTAGTGATCTTCTTATCATTATCTACTTTGTGAGGATCTTCTTTCCACTTAGTCTTCTCCTTATTATTTAACCAATACTTCTGTGCTGCTAAGTCTGGACCTTTATACTTCTTAACACTACTTATCTTAACTTCCTCTTTAGTTAAAACCGTCTGTTCATCATCTGCAAGTGTTTCTATCTTTACTTTAGTTGCAACATCTTCATAGTAAGAATATCCAGTACAGCATTTATATAAGGCTTGCTCAACTGCTTGGTTCTTTTTCTCCTTACCTTGTGCCATTGCTGCTTTTAATTCCTCATTTTGTGCTTTATATTTTCTGAAAGTAGAATAACCTATTCCTATCTTTTCAGCTATTTGTTTATCTGTAGAACCCTTCTCAACCATAGATTCTATAAGCTCTAGATTATCTTTTATTAAATCTTCATTCGATCTCATTTACTCCCTCCCAACACTTAGCACTTGCTCTATAACCTGTGCTCAATGTTAAAAAATAATTATTTTTTTATTTTAAATATAAAATATCCTTCAATCCATTGAAACTACTACCTTTACAGATATTTTTTTATTTCTTTGAGAATCGGTAATAACAGTGAGAATTACTTATATATTTTTTAAGACTCTTATATTAGTAATAATTTTTTATAAACCCTTTAAATAAGTACCATTTTATTTTTTACCTAAAATAGCATAAATAAAAAATCAGATATCCGAATCTGCTATCAGTGCCGCATTAATTTTCATCTTCTCTTTTATACCTAAATATCTTTTAGTTTCTTCTATTGATTGATGATTTAATGCAACTCTTACCTGTTCTAAATCCTTATCTGATTCTTCATAAATTTTAGTAGCGTATGTTTTTCTTAAACTATGGCCAGAAATATTTTTAAGGCCAATGCTTTTACCTACTTCTGTAAGTATGGCACTAAAGGACTTTTGACTTATATGTTCATTTCCATTTCCTTTACAGGATTTAAAAGCAAATTCTGATCTCTTTTTATTTTTACAGTATTGCCTTAAATATTTCTCTAAATTTCTTCCAATAGGAGCTTCTCTTGGAGCAGGTTTCTTTTTACCTGGATTCTTTGCAAGATTGGATTTCCACTGTTCATATTGCTTGCTTTCCTGAATAACAAAACATTGATTATCTAACGCATCCTTTATTTGCCCTATAGTAAGACCTACAAGATCTCCTAACCTGTAGCCTATTGTCCTACCTAATATAAAAAGCATTAGATTCCTTTCTTTGTTTTTCTCACTGCATTCAGCTAATTTTTCTTTAAACTTCTCGTATTTTTGCTGTGGAATAGGACTTGATGTTCCTTTTTCCCATTCTCTAATCCTTTCTTCCATTACCTCACCTGCTTTATTGCTCCCTTATGTCTTCTATAGGTAGAATGAGACATTAATTCTTTTATATCAGATTCATTTAAATCTCTATATTTCTTTTTATCTCTAACTTTCATAAGTTTATTATAATTACCAACATCATTTTCTCTTAGAATATCTCCTATCCTCATAAATTCACTCTCCTTAAAAATGCATTAAAAAGAGCTGTTATATTATTGCTAATATAACAGCTCTTAATTTCTATATAAATCTATTTTCATTTACAAGCCTTCTTGGTGTGTCCCATGTAACCACAGGAGCAACTTCTTTATTTATTACTATATCTCCGTTCATGTTGGTTTTATAAATTGACCTGTTTTTCTTTATAAAGGCACTATCACTAATATATCTATTAGCCTCATAACTCACAGCTTTTAAAACTTCCCGCCTCTGAATTACTGCAACATCATGCTGCTGCTTTAAATCTTTAAAATTCCTTTGAATGCACTTTATAACAGCATCCTTTTTAGAATTTAATCTTCTTGCAATTTCCGGAGCATTTAGTCCTTCTAAATATAAATTTTTAACCTGTTCCCTATTTAACAAATAAATCAACTCCTAAAAAAGTGTATAGTTCACCCAAACCATTAAAGTGGACATTTTTTATTTCTCCTAAAATTAAAATGAGGAATATACTTCTTTATTTGTGTTTATTACTTATTTATGTAACTATCTTACCATTATTTGCGTGACAATTGTAAGAAATTTTCGGGAAATTTTCTGACGAAAAAGTACCAAAAACATGACACTTTTAGAACAAAATTAATACATAAATTTATTTGACATTATTTGCATTGCTTTATTTATGCTGTAATTTATTTGCCTTTGAGTTCTATCAAGTTCTACAGCTACTTCTTTTTTCCCTTTACCTTCAAGATAAATAAGTTTAATTATTTTATATTCTTTATTAGGTAATATTTTTATTATGTTCTCTATTTTCTTATTTTCCAGTTCCATCTTCTTTATTTCAATATCTAAATTCTTTATACAATCATCATTATTATCTAAACCACTTATACGTAAGCTTTCTATTTCTATATTTTTATTTTCTATATTACAAATTCTTTCTCTATATAAAATAAGATTTTCTTTAATATTTTTCATCAATATCACCTATCCTTTATGTTATAATTAGAATAGATGTAATTAGAGAAGGATACTTGCAAGGTTAATTCTCTAATTAAGGGAAAGGTGTTTACAATAAACACCTTTTTTATTATCACTCAAATAATTATACTAGCTAAAATGGCACGTCCCCATCATCTACAGGAGTTATTCCAGCTGCTTCATATTCAGCATTATGATTACTACCTTCATTCTTTTTTCCCCATTCAAGAAATTGTATTTCATCAGCAACTACTTCAGTTATATATTTCTTACTGCCATCTTTAGCATCATAGGATCTAGTTTGTATTCTTCCACTAATGCCTACAAGCTTGCCTTTACTCATATAATTAGCTGTGGATTCAGCTTGCTTTCCCCATATTACTATAGGAATAAAATCAGCTTCCCTTACTCCTTCTTTATTAGGTACTCGTCTATCCACTGCTATAGCAAATGTTGCAACTGCATACCCAGTACCAGGAGTAAACTTAAGCTCTGGATCTTTTGTTAATCTTCCTATCAAAACTACCCTATTCATCTTATCCTCCTCAAATTTGTCCTAATTTTCTTCCCATAGATCTCTCCATAGCATCTATTTGTGACATTGTAACTTTAGACTCTAAACGTTTCTTTCTATGTTTGCGTTTTTGCAGTATCTTATAAGTAATTACTGCTATTTCTTTATTAGTCATAAATTCATCACCTTTCATCAATATCTAAATAAACATTTTTAAATTGATTATGAGCTACCACAAACTAAATTATCTTAAAGTTTCTTCTTTTTGTTTTAGCTTCAAGATCTGAATAGTAATTTGACATTCTAAATTTATCACATTTGAATTTAACTATATTCCTACTTAAATTTTCGTTATCCATTCCGTAGTAGTAGCATTCATCACAATTAAAGCAACTATCTTCTTTAATTTCTTTACATTCTTCAGTAGTTAAAAATGGATAAATTTCAACACTGTATTTACATTTACAGCAACAACATCTATCACATATAGTTGCATCATATATTTCTTGTTTTTTTATAGCTTTTTCAATAGGTTTTAAAAATGAAAGCTGCTCAATCTTCAATTTATCACCTTCAAATTTTTGAATTATTTTTTATTCTGTTCTAAAAACTTTAAATTCTTCACCTATAAAAAATTGTGTTGAAACATCTATTACCGGTTTTACTTCTAAATCAAATCCCTGCTGCTTTAAAGCATCTTTTATAATCCTGGCAATCTCATTATCTCTAATAGTAAATTCTGATATTTGAGTTTTTATTGTTCCTATCTTAGCTTCCATAATATCCTCCTTTGGTATTTCGTTAAATTCTTGAATGGCGAAACAAAAACACCGTAGAATTCTTGAATAATACGGTGTTTTATGAAATATTTAATTTTCACTATTAATAAATATTATATATAAATAAAATTTTACTTTTGTAAATCAATTAAGATTCCTTAATACAATTTTTAATAATACTTTCAACATGAATTTTTGTAGTATTAAGGAATGGTATACCAAATTCATCTTTTGTAAGAATTAATGGCAACTCTGTACAACCAAGAATTAATCCCTCTATTGAATCTTCATCAATCATCCTTTTAACAATATTAAGTAATCCATTACGTGTTTCATCAAGAAACTTTCCAAATTCAATTTCAGTCATTAGTTTATGATGAATATAATCCTGTTCTTCTTCTTTTGGAACGATAATTTTTATATTACTTTTGTCAAATACTTTCTTAAAAAAATTGCTCTCCATTGTAAATTTAGTCCCAATTAGGCCAATCTTTTTTATTCCTAACGCCTCAGCATTTTTACATGTTTCCTCAACAATACTTATTAATGGAATAGGAGATAACTCCTTAATTCTTTCAAATACTATATGTGGTGTATTTGATGAAATGAATCCAAAATCTGCACCTGCTTTATAGAGTATCTCGACACCTTTAATTAAGCAATTTACAAGGTTGTCCCATTGTTTATTCTCAACAAAACTTAAAAGAATATTCATATCCATGCTATTAATCAATATTTCAGGGTAGCTACCATCCTTTACTTCATTACGATATTTTTCAATAATTAGGCGATAATAATCTAAAGTTGATTCGGGTCCAAGACCACCAATCATTCCTATTTTCTTCATCCATTAACTCTCCTTATATTTAATTTCGGCTATACCACTACCTATAAATTAAGTATTTATTATCTATAATAACTGCTAGATAATATCTTATACTTTTAGCTTAATTCATATAGAAATTATACCATAATATTCTATATCGTCCATTATTACCGATAAAATATATTAGAAGTTTATTCTATAAACACCGCATTATTCAATTATCAAAGTACAATTTTATCTACCCATCTAGTTCGACCTATATTCAAATTTCGTACTAACCAACTTTATAAATTTGCATTAAATTATGAAGATGTGGTACATCAGTAACTTTTTTATAAAACTTACCTTTTCCAGAAATAAATCCATATTGTACCTTACAAGGTTTATGTCCAAATTCTTCCCATGCATCCTTTGCACTCAATATTCCATAATCATTAATCCAAGGTTTTTTATCTTTTTCTGATAATTCATCCCAATTCTTATATAGGTTTTCATGATTTTCTATATCACAAATCCTTTTCCATCCTGGATGTTTTTCACAAAATTTCAGGGCATACATAGCTGCTTCTTCAGGAGAATATTCTTCTCTTTCAAAACATTCTTCACGGTATAATACACTATTACCTTTATCATCACATTCTATTAATAGCCATCCATCTTTATAGAACTTTGCTTTATATCTATTACCTAGTATTAGGTCATAATTATTATGCTCTTTTATATACTTTGCCTCCATGATTCTATCTCCCTACTTTCCCAAGTCTCACCTGGTTAAACCTCCACCCATTAGCAACCTCCTCTTTTTCCAACTCATACATTCCATCTAGTCCATATATTTTCTCAATCTCTTCAAAACTTTTTCCTTCGCTTAGGAGCTTGACCATTCTGTCTACTTCATGGATAAATTCATTGATATCCTTCTTTCTAAGCTTTCTGCATAAGGATAAAATTTTATCTTTTTTATCCTGGTCTATATTGCTTAATGCCTTTTTTATAGCTAATTCCTTATCATAGGCCCTTGAAAAATTCTTTAAATATCCCATACTTTAAAACTCCTTCCTTACTTCTTTCTAATGACCCATTAATTTAGCATAACGCTCATCAAAGGGATCATTAGCCAAATTCTCTGCTGCAATTTTAGCCGCTCTGTCACTTGCTTCTAATGCTTGTGCTTCCATAGCTGAATAATCATTCTCTCTCTGTTCATAATCATTGAAAGTTGTTTTTTTATGGCCTGTATTTTTACTATTAATGTAGGTATCTTCCAAAACTTTAACCATGTTTTCCTCATTTATTAACCAATCAAAGTTGCATGAAGTCCACTTACCATTTCTACCTGAAAGGAAGTCACTTTTTTCAGCTTTAGAGAATAGCTCTTGAAAAATTTTAATATCTTTAAAAGTTTTACAGCGAGCTTTTAAAGTAGCTTTTCTTTTTTTAGTAAGGGTTGTGGCCCTGGGTAAGGATTTGCATATGTTGTTATAAAGATTTCTGATATCTTCGTAGTTTACATTTTCACTGAGAGTTTCTGTATCTTCTGCCTTAGACTCACCTTCTATATCCTCATTAGAGTTATCATTAATATCCACATTATCCACAGAGTGATCAACATTATCCGAAGGATTAATATATATATCTTTATTTTCTTTTTTATTTTTATTTTCATTTTCTTTTTTGTTTTCTTTTTGCCCACTTATCGTTGACGAACCGCGCGACGTATCGTATACCGTATCGTCACTAAAATTATCATTAGTAGACAATAAATTGTTTCTCTGTAATTCTGCAATAAAAAGCTGTCTGATCCTTGGACTTTTAATACTATCCATAACATAGAGTAATAAAGACTTGTCATCTACCTGGGTGAATTCTTTATTTATACAATCTTCAACTGGCTTGCCTCCTTTATTAAGATTAAACTTACCCCAATTTCTTATAGCCAATTCTCTAGTTTTCTCATTATATTTAATAATTTTATGATGCTCTTCAAACCTAGCTAATAGACTATTTACAGACTCAATAGAATAGCCAAGTTCGTAAGCAATAAATTTAGGCGTTATTCTATAAACTCCTATTTGTGTAGTATGGGAATTTGTCAAAAGATATAAAAAGAATAGTTTATCTTCAGGTGTGAAAGTTTCTGCTACTTTTGGAGATTCCCAAAAATTTGTATAAATGAATCTATATTGAGCCATTATATAGCCTCCTTCAAAATTTCTATAACTGCATGTCGTCCTATGGCCGTTTGACAACTTATCCCGTCCATTTCAAAATTAATATTGAGTATTGAATTTCCAAGTCCATATTCACGGACTATAGGGCCTTCAATGATTCTCTTGCCATAATATGCTTTTACAAAATCACCTGCCTTTGCAAGCTCGCCTACATTAGATTTAGTTGCTATAGTCGTGTTATCTAAAATAACTTTGTCCATATCCATTACAGCAAGCTGCTTAGACCATTTAAATTCCTCTTTGCCTTGTCTATTTACATAAATGGTTTCAAAGTTTTCATTATCCCTAAGTTCAATGCCAACTCCACCGCCACCGTAATGAATTATGAGGTTTAAATAAACATTGGACTTATATTTATTTATGACATTTTGCTGATCCTGTGATATTTCATGGATATTTGTACTCAAAACCTTAGTTTCTGTAATTTTTTCTACTACTTTTGTAATATTTTTAGGCTTTTCTATGACAGGTATATCAAATATAGACAATTGACCAATAAGATTTTCTTGCTTATAAGCACTCATTTTTTTAATTGCCCCCTTAACTTATAGCGAAAATATGCTATAATGGGACTAAGGGTATTTTGCAGAATCCCTTAGCCAAAAATTTAAGATAATTTTCTACTGAACCCTTTGCAGAGGGTTTATTTTCTTTTTTGGATAATCATATTCATTAGCTATCCGTATCGTGTAGTTTAAGTCTCTAGAATGCTTAATTAATACATAATCTTTATCAAAAGATACAATGGTACCTAATTCTAAATTTCCCATAAATATTTCTATAAACAAAGATGTACTATTATCCCTAAAGGATTTATATTTTCTAAATATTATTCTAGATACAACATGTTCTCTGTACATAATGTCATTAATTGTTATCCTGGATTCAGATTCTAAATCAAAATTAAATATCGCATCAACCTTCATTTTCTTAATTTCAAATAACTTTTTTTCTTCATTAAAAATCATCTAACACACCTCACTTTCTAATAAAAATTTCCTATGTTCTTTCAGCTTCTTTAAAGCTTCTTGATGAATAGCCTTATCCTTTGCAGTATCCTTAGGAATAACAGCTTCCAAAGCCCTAATCTGCCTTTCTGTTTTATTTAAGCTACCTGGTAAAACAACATTTAATGCCATTTGAATCACCAACTTTCTTCAACAACGTATCCACGCTGCCTTAATTTTTTACATTCAGCTATATCAAGCCTTTCAAGACTTATTCCATAGTCCTGCTTCATCCTAATAAGAAAAGTTTTGATTCCAGGTATTAAATCTACTACCTGTTCAACTTCCTTATAGAGTTGTTCACGATGTTCATTGTTATCGATACTTTTCTTATTCATGGTCAATTTTGATATGTTATATAATGATTCAAGAGCTTCTGGAATCTCTTCATGAATAAATTTAAAGATCATGGTCTGAATATTATCATCTATTCCATTTAAAACAGGAGTATTGATAATATCTAGCTTTTTCTCTGACAAATAGGCAATCTTTAATTCCTCCATGCCAGACTTTCTTGAAAGATTTACAATAACATCTTCCGGAATATTCCTGCTACCTGTACTATATCTAGACATGGCACTGGAAGAAACACCTGCTACATCTGCAAGTTCTCTACATGAAGCACCTGTACTACACTGTAATTTTTTTAATGTCTTTGCTACTAATGTACTCATTGCTTAACTGCCTCCTTAAGAATTCTGTCTATGTCACCTCGTGGCACGCCTGTAAATAAACTTATAGCTGAATATGACTTTCCTTGTTTCCTAAGAGATATTACTTCTTTTTTCTGTTTTGATGATATTCTCATTGATTTACCTCCCCTAAAATTAATTTTTAAATTTTGTACTGAATTTATATATGAAGCATAGAATATAATGTACATTTATACCCTCAAACACATTGAATTTAAGAAGGCTTTTCAGCCCAATCATCATAGGTTTTTATACTAGCTTAAAAAGTAATTTTATCTTTTTTAAGTAGGTCGATTAACTGGTCAACTTCTTCAGGTTGGAGCTTATTTATAAGTATTTCTGATAAAGTCTCATTAAATTTTTCATATAGTTCTGTAGGATCTTTAGGCTTATTCACTGTAACTTTTAATAGCAAGCTCCACACCTCCCTTTATTAATGCTGTTATTATTAATTTATGTTGATGAAATTTTTTATTGCCTAATTGTCACTTTTAACCACTTATCTAGTGACAATATTTTCTATAATATATTAACTAAGTTCTAGTTTCTCAAACTTAGTTTTCAAAAAAAATTTTGTTAAAATCATCTTCATTTAGCTTTAAAATATTCTTTATTTTTAAAGCTAAATCAATAGTAACTTTAGTTTTCCCATTTTCAATTAGACAGTAGCTAGCTTTATTTTTATAGTTTAATTTCTGAGCCATATCTTTTTGAGTTAATCCAGTTTCTGCTCTAATTTGAATCAAAAGTGGTAAATTCATGTTCTAGCCTCCTTAGTTTTAGTTTCTCAAACCTTATATCTTGATTATAGTTTGAAAAACTAAAACTGTCAATACAAGAGTTTAATTTTTTCAAACTTTTGTATACTTATTGATTAATTATGGTATTATTAGCGTATAAAGTTTAAAATATTTAAACTATAATGAGGTATAAATTATGGATAATAATGTATTAGGAAAAAGATTAAAAATATTACGTAATGAAAAAGACTTAACACAAGAACAATTTGGTAAGCCATATAATTTAAAGAAATCAACTGTGTCTCAATATGAGTCAGGATCAAGCAAACCTGATGATGAATTAAAGAAAAGGATTGCTAGAGATTACAATGTTTCTTTAGACTGGCTTATGGGAATAAGCGATATTCGCAATCCATATAAAGATGCTTCTAATACAAAGATACCTGAAGCACTTAATGATGATAGTGAATTATCTGAATTTTGGAATACATTAAAAGAAAGAGAAGATTTAAAACTATTATTTAAGCAAACTAAGGACTTACCTCCTAACGCTGTTAAAAAAATGATGAGAATTATGAAAGCCATTGAAGATGAAGAAGATAGAAATGATGGATAAAATATATACATATTAGGAAAGGATGATGTTTATGGATATATTGGATAAACCTTTGCTAAAGGCACTTTTAAATGAGGATATACCATTCTATGAGGTAATGAATGCATTTAATATAAAAACCACTATAGCTTTCAATATTCCATCAGTTCTTCTTGGTTTTGTTTATTTAAGCAGACGTGGAAATTATCATCTGATATTAAATGGTGAAATTAACTATAAAACTCAATGCAAAGTATTTATTCATGAAATTAAACATATAGCTGAAGATATGCCCTCCATGGGCTACATAATAGGATTGGACATGCAGCACACATACATTGAAAATGCTGCTGATGAATTAGCTAATATTTTATATGACGCAAAATGATTACTCAAAACTTTAGGTTTGAGTTTTTATTTTTACCTTTCGGGGTAAATTTTGTATTAGTTGCTAAAAAACATAAGAGAAAAGGGAGATATAAACATGTTTAAAAACTTAAGAGAACTATTTTCTTTAAAGAAAACCATTGAGCAAAAGAAACTTGAGATCATGGAAAAAGATAATTATATTAATAAAGTTAACAGTCAAATTTCAGAAATTGACAAACTATTAAATGACAAAGAGAATTTAAAAAATAGTATTCTAACAGAAGCTATGGAATTTGCTTCAAAAAAATCACATGAGGTAATACAAAATATATCAACTGATATTCATGAAATTGTTAAGCAAAAAGCTTTGAAACAAAATGAATTATTGGAAACTGAAACCCAATTTGAAAAAACCACAAAAAGCTTAAACACTTCTTTAAAAAAATTATCTAAATCTAAAACATTATATTCCACATTCAATAATGCTATAGATAGATTCTTTAATGCGGAACTTGGAGATTCTTATAAAATACCTAAACTTAAATTAGATGAAGCAGAACAATTATCCCCAACAGTTACATTAAAATTACATAGTATGGACGTTAGGGAGCTAAAAAAGAAATTTAAAGAAAATGATAAATTAATTGAAGAAATCCTAAAAAAATATGAAGCTAGATACAATACTAAAGCTAACATAACTATTTACAGATTAATGGTCATAGCTCTGAGAGCCGAACTTCAAAATATATTGTCAAATCTAAAATATGAAAATCTAGAAGATTCCCTTAACAGTATTACAACTATGATAGAAAAATACTTTATAATTATTGGAGATGGTAATAAAAGTATTGCTGGTACTTTAGCTAAATTTATTGGTGAAATAGAACTTCTTTTTAAAAACGCAGTAAAAATAGAATATGAGTATTATTTGAAAAAAGAAAAAGCAAGACAAGAGCAGTTAGCTATTCGTGAACAAATGCGTCAAGAAGCAGAAGAAAGAAAACGCCTTGCAGATCAACAAAAACAAGTGGAAAAAGAAGAAGAAAAATACAATAATGAAATTGCTAAATTGCAAGCATTGATGAATACTACTGAAGATATCAGCAAAACAAATGAGTTAAATGCAAAAATTTTAGAACTTCAAAACTATATTAAAGAATTAGAAACAAAGAAAGATGAAATAGTAAAATTACAAAACGGTAAAGCTGGAAATGTTTATATAATTAGTAACTTAGGTTCTTTTGGTGATGATATATTTAAAGTTGGAATGACCCGTAGAATAGATCCTCAAGAACGTATTAATGAATTAAGTAGTGCAAGTGTACCTTTTTCTTTTGATGTCCATTCATTTATCTTTTCAGATGATGCTGTAGGTCTTGAATCTAAGCTTCATGATATATTGAAGGAAAATAGACTTAATCGTGTAAATATGAGAAAAGAATTCTTCAAAATTAATATTGATGAACTTGAAAAACTTGTAGCTGACATAGATCCAACTGCTGACTTTAATAAAACAATGTTGGCAGAAGATTTTAGACAATCAATGTCAGTTGATAGTATTTTAGAATCATCAGAAGATTCTTATAATGATTTAAAAGTTAATGCATAAATTAATATAGATAATAATATACTAAAAAATTTCAATTTTTATTTTTACGCTATGATTTGTTGCAATATTTTTTAAGGAGAACATAGTATGCAATATTATAAAAATCCTAATTTAAAAATAATATGGTCTATAATTGTCTTATCTCCATTTATAGTTGCTGCCTTAGTCTCAATTAACATTGTAGATATACCTACTTCAAATGATTGGATTGGTTTTTATGCTTCAATTATTGGTAGCTTATTGGGTGGATTATTAACATTTTATAGTGTATATCTAAGCATGGATGGAGTAAAAGGACAAATAATTCAACAAAAAGAAGCAAATAATTTACTTAAGATTCAATTGGATAATGATATCAAAAAATACAAAGAAGAGCAAAGATTAAGTATTCGTCCATATATAAGTGAGCACTCAGAACAAACTGATAATGCAATTAACTATTATGCACATATATTTGAAGTCGATTATTTTAATTTTACTTACACTGATGAAATGAAAATTAAAATTAAAAATATTGGTATTGGCCCACTTATTTCTCTTAGTGTTATAGGAATTAGAAAAGCTTATATGGATGATGAATTAATTGAACCTATACATAGAGAAGTTAAATCACTTGAAGTTGGCGGCATTATGAACTTAAATATATCATATATGACAGAAAGCGAGTATTTATCAGCAAAACTAGATGTTGAAATTCAATATTATGATATATTAGATAATCAATACAAGCAAGTAATAAGAGTAAGCCTATTTAGAGATGAGTCTGGTTCATATCAGAAATGCATGATCGAATCTATTTCAAAACAAGAGTTAATTAATAATGAATCATTAGCAGGCTCTTAATTACACAATGATTAAAATTATTAGAATATAAGCACAAAAGAGAATTTTTGTATATTATTAATATTTAGGGACAAAATTAATGTTATTTGAGGTGAAATAAAAAATGATAGCAGCCATATATTCACGAAAATCAAAATTCACCGGCAAAGGTGAATCTATAGAGAACCAAATACAGCTCTGTAAGGAGTATGCAGCTTCTCAGCTAAGAGATAATGATATAACTGAATTTTTAATATATGAAGATGAAGGCTTTTCCGGAGGGAACACAAATAGGCCTGAATTCCAAAAGCTTATGGATGATGCTAGACTTAAAAAATTTGATGTACTCATATGTTACAGATTGGATCGTATAAGCAGAAATGTATCCGACTTCTCTTCAACTCTTGAAATACTTCAAAAGCATGATATTGATTTTATAAGCATAAGAGAGCAGTTTGATACAAGTACCCCTATGGGAAGGGCCATGATTTATATTGCCAGTGTTTTTGCTCAGCTTGAACGTGAAACTATTGCTGAAAGAATACGAGATAATATGCTTGAATTGAGTAAGACGGGAAGATGGCTTGGGGGTACTGCTCCTATAGGATATAATGCAGACCCAATTACATATTTTGATGCTGATATGAATGAAAGAAAAATGGTTAAACTTAAGCAGGTGCCTAAAGAATTGAATACAGTAAAATTACTCTATAAGAAATATCTTGAATTAAAAAGTTTATCAAAAGTAGAAACCTATGCCTTGCAGAACAGCATTAAAACAAAACGTGGCTCTGATTTTACAAAGAATAATATAAGGATTATATTGACCAACCCTGTATATGTAAAAGCTACTGAGAATGTCTTTGATTATTTAGAAAATGAAGGTATAACTACTTGTGGTGATCCGGATGGAGAACATGGTCTTTTAACCTATAACAAGCAGAAATCAGTATCCAATGACAATGGTAAAACAGTAAGAGTATTCAGAGATAAATCTGAATGGATTGCAGCTATAAGCTCTCAGAAAGGTGTAATTGAAGCTGATGATTGGCTTGAAGTTCAGAAAATATTGAGTGAAAATAAAGATTCATTTCCTAACGAAGGTAAGACTCATAATGCATTGCTTACCGGTAAAATTAGGTGTGCTAAGTGTGGCAGTAATATGCAGATTGCTCATGGTCATATAAGCAAAAAAACAGGTAAACAAATATATTATTATGCCTGCTCCATGAAAAAGCATTCTAAGGGTGTGAGATGCAATAATAAGAATGCAAAAGTATCAGAGCTTGATCCAGTTGTAATAAAACAACTTAAAGAACTTGCATATAATAAAGAAAGCATTATTAATAAATTAGAAATGAAAAATAAAAAAGCCAGGGAATTAAATAAATCTTCGAACAGAGAAGAGATTTTAAATAACTCCATAGCTGATAAAAATAAGCAAATACAAAATTTGATGAACAAATTGGCAGTAGCTGATGATATTTCAGATTTGCTCATAGAGAAAATTAGATCTTTAAAAAATGAGATTAAAGAATTAAAAGTACAATTGGATAATTTAAATAAACTAAACTCTGAATTCACTGATACTGAGTTAAATTTGTCCTTTATCAAACTTATGCTTAATAGGTGTTCTATGATAGACTCTTTACCTAATGAAGAAATAAAACAACTTATAGATGTATTGATAGACAAAATTACATGGGACGGTGAATCCTATGGGGTTACTATAGATTTTATAGGCAGTAATCCTGAGGAAGATGAAGAGTCTAAAAAAAAATAG